TTCTGTGCAGAGGCATTTTCATTCGCTGGTACTGACGCATTATACACAGGCTTTGATCCTAACGAGAGAGATACTCGCTGGAAAAGGTTCTTAGGTATGCAGGTAGCAGAGCGGCAATGGCCGACACATACAGAGCGAGGCTGGGTAACACACCAGTTCTCCCTATCAAATTGGGTACGCTAACCCTGAGGTGACTTATGAGCAGAGCAGTAGAAATGTTTAAGGAAGGATTAAGTTCAGCAGGCCGGAGAGTAAAGGGTGCCGTGAAGGGCGATCTGGGTGACATTGCCTCAGTTCTTAGCTTAGGCGTAACCGACCAGTTTGAGGGTGCGGCTAAGGTCGCTAAGAAGGCACTGCCAGAGATGCCTGAAACGCCCGACATCGAAATGCCTGATCCAGCCGGGGCAACTCCCGGCGTGGTACAGAGCAAGGCAGCTAGTGTAGACTTAGGTGCTACCGAGGGAGCAAGACGCCAATCAGGTTCAGCTAAAGGTTCTCGCAAACTGCGTGTTCCTCTTGGCGGACTACGCTAAGGGGCCATCATGATTGAATCAGTTCAAAGTATGTACAGTGAATTAAGCGGGAAGCGCAGTGTAGTCGAGACCCGCATTGAGCGGTACGCAGGCTGGACTGTTCCTTCCCTATTCCCCTTGGAAGGCTCTACTGAGTCTGACGAGATCCAACAGGACTTCCAATCCTTCGGTGCCCAAGCAGTTAACCATCTAAGCAACAAGCTGATGATGGGCCTGTTCAGTGCATCCCGCCCGTTCTTTAGGCTGGACGCCAGTGCTAAGATCAGGGAGCAGATTGAAGCCGCTGGTGTTCCTGCTGCTGAGATAGACACAGCACTCCAGAATGCTGAGAAGGAATCCGTTAAGGAACTTTCTCGTATGGGGGCACGAGATCCCTTGACTGAGATGCTGAAGCAATTGATCGTAGTAGGCGACTCACTATTGTTTGTTCCTCCTGAGGAAGACCAGCGTCTGCAGGTGTACTCGCTACGTAACTATGTTATCAAGCGCAACCTGTCAGGTGACGTTGTTAAGATGATCACCTGCGACAACAAGAAAGTTGAGTTCCTGCCAGACAAAGTTAAAGCAGCACTAAAGGCAGCTAAGCCGATAGTTAAAGACACCGACGATGTTAAGCTATACACCTACGTAATGTGGGATGCTGACCGTAAGAAGTATATCCTGACTCAGCACGTTGACGAGCTACAGATTACAGACAAGGGCGACGAGGGCGTATACACAATAAAAACCCTACCGTTCATCTCAGTAACATGGAAGCTGATCCGTGGCGAAGACTATGGCCGTGGCCTCGTAGAAGATTACGCTGGCGACTTCCATGCTATGTCTAACACTGAGCGCACTATCAATGAGCTTATGGGCCTGATCTCTCAGGTTAAGGGCCTAGTGCATCCCGCTGGACTCACTGACGTTAATGAACTTAACGCTACTCCCAACGGGCAATGGTGCTCAGGTCGCGAGGAAGACATCGCCCTAGTAACCTTTGACAAGCTACGGGATATCCAAGGGCTGCAGGCGTACCTAGACAAGAAAGAGATCAGACTATCTCGGGCATTCCTGATGGACACAAACCAGATCCGGGACGCTGAGCGCGTAACGGCTGAGGAGATCAGGCTTATTGCTCGTGACCTAGAGACAGCGCTTGGTGGTGTATACACTCGCCTTGCACAAACTCTACAGTTGCCAATTGCTAACCGGCTGATGCTGCGTATAGGACTAGAGATCGAAGGCGAAGAGATTGAGCCTATCATCATTACTGGCCTAGATGCACTGTCTCGCTCAGGTGATCTTGAGTCGTGGAGAATGTTCGTTAACGATGCAGCTACACTGGATGCTCTGTCACCAGAGATCCGCAGGCACCTAAGCGAGAGCCGCATCTTGAAGCACCTTGCCGCTAACAACAGCCTTGATCAGGGTATGGCCTTTAAGACGCCTGAGGAGCTACAGCAGATGGCTCAAGCAGAGCAGGCACAACAACAGCAAGCAGTTGCGGAAGAGGTCGCAGTTAAGACAGCACCGCAAGTAGCAAAGAACCAAGGAGAATAAATGAGCTTAGCAGGCGTTCAACCAGCGAACACTAATGAGATGCCAGTAGCACCCGTAGCTGCTCCGGCAGAGGCACCAGTTGAGCCGGTCACAGAGCCGGTCGCTGAGGCACCCGCTGCAGTAGAAGCTGCACCCGCTACCACTGATAAGCCTACGTTACCTGAAGTAAAAGAAGAGGCCAAGCCGGAGGAGAAAGCAGAGGCAGAGGCTTCTGAAGATCTCCCGTATGAGTCTACTGGTAACGAGTACATGGACGAGGTGCTATCCGCTTTCCACGAGGGCGGCGTAGACTTTGATAAAGCATTCGGAGTATTCTCTGAGTCTGGCAAAGAAGAAGACATTGACCTTGTATACATTGAATCTGTTCTAGGCCGCGCAGCTACGCAGGGTATCCTTGCTGGCGTCAAGGCTGAGAATGCTAAGATCGAAGCTGAGGCAGTAGCAACTGCTGAAGTTGTACACAAGGCTGCTGGTAGCAAAGAGCTATGGGACGGTGCCTGTAAATGGATTGCCTCAGGCAAGTCAGGTCTAACCAAGGAAGGATGGGACCAGTACAATACAATGCTCGCCGCTGGCGGCATTCAATCTGAACTCGCAGCAAGGGAGCTATCCAATATGTACCAGCAGTCCCCCGGTTTCACCAAGCCCGCTAATCTAATGGAAGGTGATGCAACTGCTCAGCCATCAAGTGTTGAGCCGATTTCTCGTCGTCAATATGCCGAAGAGTTAAATAAAGTCGTCCGTACCAATGGCGAAAATAGTCCAGAGGCACAATTACTGCACCAGCGTCGGCAAGTAGCCATGCAGCGTGGATTGTAATTTATTTGTGGAACTAAGAAGATAATAAATTAGGAGTTAAATTTATGGGTTATCCAACTGATTCAACGGGCCTGTCCCGCTCAGGTCTTGAACTTGCCGCAGTAGGCTCAGCAACAACTGTACAACCTTTGCACATTGAACAATACGGTGGAATGGTTGAAGGCACCTTCGCTAAGAAGTCCTTCATGCGTTCATACGTTTCTATCAAGCCCATCCGTGGTACTGATACCGTTACTAACGACCGCGTTGGTGAAGCTACTCTTCAGAAAGTTGTCCCGGGCGTTCGTCCTGATGCTTCTGTTGCACAGTTTGACAACGTAAAGGTTAAGGTCGATACCATTGTATTGGCTCGTAACAACGTAGCACTGCTTGACGATTTCCAAGCTCACTACAATGTCCGCTCTGAGCTGGGCCAAGAGCACGGTAAGACACTGGGTAAGTTCTTCGATGAAGCCTTCATTATCCAAGCAATCAAATCCGCGTTCATCGTAGCTGCTGTTGACAACCAAGCACCTACTGCTGGTGAAACTGCACTGCCTGATGGCTGGTACAGTGGCACTAAGGTTACACTCGACGCTGTAGGCGATGAGACTGATCCTGACCTGCTGCAGAAAGCAATCGAAGATGTATGCCAAGGTATCGAAGAGAACGATGTTGACCTCGACGGTGGCGTTATTCTTGTAGGTCCTGCTGAGTACTACACTCTGCTGCGTAACGATCGACTGATCAACTCGCAATACAGCATGGGTAACGGCGACTATGCTGAAGGCATGGTACTTAAGTCCTGTGGCCTTCCACTGGTCAAGACTAACCGTATCCCGAAAGCTGCTGTAAGTGGCCACTTCCTGTCCAACACAGGTAACGGTAATGCTTACGACACCACTGCTGAGCAAGGCCGTACCAAGGTACTTGTTATGCTTCCTAAGGCACTGCTTGCTGGCGAGACCATCCCGTTGACCTCTAAGGTTTACTACATGGACTCAGAGCTGCAATGGTTCATTGATAGCTACTTGGCCTTCGGTGTAACTCCTAACCGTGCAGAGCACGCAGGCGTTGTTGTAGCTGCTGTGTAAACAGTAGTACTGCATCTAAGCAGTGACCATGGGGTCATCCTTCGGGATGGCCCTTTTTTCGTTTAGGAGCAAAATAATATGAACCTTACTGAACTTGAGGCAATCAACCTCATGCGAGGAGCTATCGGCAAAGCGCCTATAAGCTCACTTGACGCAGTCAACCCGGACGTTATCGCAGCCCGGGCGAGACTAAGAAACACGGCCATTGAAGTACAAGCAACTAGCTGGTGGTTCAATACGGAAAGAACCGTGACCCTCGTGCCGAACACGGAGGGTGAAGTTGTTATCCCTAGTAATGCACTAGAGGTTAGAACCCACGATCCTTTCGCGTATTTGACTATACGCGGGAAGCGACTGTATGATCCAACCTGTAACACATTTCAGCTCGATAGGTCAATCAATGTAGATATGATTGTCTTCCTTGAGTACGATCAACTGCCCTACGTGGCATCTAACTATATTCAGTACGAGGCGGCACGTAAGTTCCAAGCGGACTACGATGGCGACCCTGTGCGTGTACAGCAGCTCAGACAGGATGCACAGCTCGCAAAGATTGAGCTAAAGACTGCTGAGCAACGGAACCGTAGAACAAACATGCTGTTGGGCGCGGGTCCTGTACGACTTAATTCAGGCATTCGCCCGTACTCCACTTTTGGGGGCGGACGTAACGCCAACTTCCCAGGAGGCTAACATGGGCAAGCGAGTAGACGGATCATTAGGAACACTGCTGCAGGGGATCTCTCAGCAGCCCGATAAAGAGCGCTTGGCGGGACAGGTAGAGGATCAGGTCAACATGACATCTGACCCCCTGCGTATGCTTCACAGGCGTCCGCCTACTCAGTTTCAGGCCAAGGTAGCGGCCCCTGTAGTTGACCCATCAAAGATCTTTGTTCACTTCTATTCTAGGGGTGACGCAGAAGAGTACTTCATTGTTGTGTACCCTAACGATGGGAACCCGCGAGTGCTTGGCAAGGATGGCACG